AGGTACAGGAATGACGAAGGCTACCGTAACAGGCGATATGGATAAATATCCTTTAGCCAGTTCGATAGCTGGAACCTTTGATCTTACTGGACTAAGCGGATTAAACATTCAAATTGTAATTGATAGCACAGATAATGTCCTGATTGATCAAACTGTACAAGTTATTGATTTGGGACCATCAGGAGCAAATCTTGAAGGTGCTTCACATACAATTGGCGACATCGTATCTGCCATTAATCTACTAAGAGTTAGCGAAGGCGGAACGTTGCCCGGTGGATGGGAAGCAGTTGCAAGTGGCGATTACCTAGAATTCAAGACACTAACAACTGGTCGTGATGCACGATTGTTAATTAAAGCAGATAGTACAGCAGCAGGAATTTTCGGATTAGATACCTTAACGCATTTCGGAAACTCTCCTTCTGGTTCGTCTGACGCTATTTCAACTGCATCATTCGGAATCGTAAATGGAGCAGCTACTTCCACAACAAATACTTTCCTTTTGACTGCAGATTCTCCCGGCATCGAAGGAAATAGCACACAAGTTGTGATTAGCAACAATCCAAAACAAAATAGTTTTACCATACAAGTTTACAACAATGGTGTTTCTGTGGAGTCATGGGGAAATCTAACCAAAGATCAAGCTTCAAGTTATTATGTTGAAACTTATCTAACACTCGTGTCAGATTACATCAGAGTTGTTGACAACATGTTGGAAACTGCTGGTCCACTAGCAGGTACTTACAGTCTGACAGGTGGTTCTGATGGTATTCCAGCAGATCCTGATAAGCAAGATAAACTTCTCATTGGTAATGATGTTGGTTATACAGGGATGTATGCTCTCAGTGAACCTGAACAAATCGACATCGATTTGATTGCGGTTCCGGGACACCCAAGCACATCAGTTGTCATGGCTCTTCTAGATCTTTGTCAAAACTATCGTCAAGATTGTTTGGCGATTATAGATCCTCCTTTTGGTCTAACAGTGACAGAAATCGTTGCATGGCAAAATGGTGCTCATCCACTAAATACCACAAGATTTGATTCTGATTTTGGTGCTTTGTACTGGCCATGGGTTAAAATTAGAGATACTTACAACAGCGTTGATGTTTGGGTTCCACCAAGCGGTTCAATCATGGCTGTTATGGCTCACTCAGATGCCTTGTCATATCCTTGGTTTGCTCCAGCAGGTTATAACCGAGGTATCGTTCCTAACATCACAGACGTTTACAGCAGACCTAGTTTGGCTGAACGTGATTTGATGTATGGAAACCGCAACTGCGTTAATCCAATAGTAAGCTTCTCAGATTCTGGAAACTTCCTAGTTTGGGGACAAAAGACATTACAGCGTAGACCAACAGCTTTGGATCGCGTGAATGTTCGCAGATTGATGTTCTTCATCGAAAAGAGCATTCGTTCAGCAAGCAGAACATTGCTATTCGATCCAAATGATGAAACCTTCCGCACAAACTTTACAAATCTTGCTACTAAGATTTTACAAGATGTGCAAGTTGGACGAGGTATTTATGCCTTTATTATTAAGGCTGATACTGAAATCAATACGCCAGATGTTATTGATAGAAATGAATTTAGGGCACAAATTGGTATTCAACCCACTCGTGCTGCAGAATTTATGTTTATCGAGTTTTCGATTAACAGAACGGGTAGCTTCACGGAACCAGCTACAACACTATAAAACTTAAATTTGTAAAAGGAGCTAATTATGGCAAATATGGGTCTTGGAGTCTTAGCTGGTCCAAATCTAGTTTTCAAAAGAAAATTTCGTTGGACATTAGACATCAATACTAACTGTGGTTATCACATTCCACAGCAATTAGTAAAAGTTGCAGCTAGACCAAGCTTGACAATAGAAGAACAAGAAATCAATTTCTTGAACGGTAAAATGTTTATTCCCGGCAAAGGAACTTGGGAAACAATCACCGTTACTTTTTATGACGTTGGGAATTATGGGCAGGGCGTCGGTGGCTTATATAGCTGGCTGACTGCTGTATATAATTTTACAGATCCTGTTCGTCTCCAACAAAGTTCCTCAATCCGAGGTTATTCAGCAACTGGTGTTTTAAATCTATAT